CGGCTTTGAAAGACCATCCCGGTCCGAAGAACATGTTGTTTTAGAGGTTCACTGCTGGCTTGATCTTGACGACGACGGTTATGCAGAGCCTTACATTGCCTGGATCCTCAACGAGCAGGTTCTAAGAGTTTTTCCACGTTTTGAAACCATTTATTATGCCCGACAAGGTGACATCATCGAAGCCACCAACACCGACCTTTTGGGCATGGGTTATAAGATTGCGCGAATCCAAGCAGAGGAATATTTCGTCAAATACGGTTTCATACCAAGCCCTGACGGCTCGATCTATGACATTGGCCTGGGTATTCTACTTACACCGAACAATGAGGCGGTCAATTCAATCCTAAATCAGCTTATTGATGCTGGAACGCTATCGAATGTGCAAGGCGGTTTATTGTCCAGAGGAATTCGAATGCGTTCAGGCAACTTGGATATTCAGCCAGGGCGCTGGCATAAGACCGATGCGGATGCGGAGGAACTAGCAAAAGGTGTATTCCCTTGGCCGATTAAAGAGCCGAGTGGAACGCTGTTTAATCTATTGTCACTTCTGATTGATGCCGGTCAACGGATTGGTTCTGTGTCTGAAGCGATGATGGGATCGATGCCGGGACAGAACACCCCGGCGACGACGCATATGGCAAGTCTTGAACAAGGTATGCAGGTCTTCAGTGCAATATATAAGCGAACGTTTAGATCAATGACGACCGAATTTCGTAAATGGTTTGAGCTGTCAATGAAGTTCATCGACCCTGCACTGTATTCGTCGATGAAAGGTATGGTTGTACCAATTGCAGATCCCAATGTGGTCAGTGCAACACAGAGAATGATGAAAGCACAGGCACTCATTGAAAGGGCAACAATGGCTCCGAATCTCTACGGCGATCAGGGCATGATCGAAGCCGAACGACGTTATCTTGAAGCGCTTCAAATCGAAAGCATTGAGACCCTGTTACATCCAGGTGAATTTGCGAACAAAGAGGCTGAAGCGCAACAACAGATGATGCAAGCTCAAATGCAAGTGGAGCAAGATAATTCACAACGTGAATGGACGAAGACTCAAGCCAATGCTCAGAAAGATCAGGCAACCATTCGATCAAAGGCGATCGATGATCAAGTGAAACAGCGCGAAATAGCACTGAAGGAAGTGAAAACAGCGCTAGACCATGAGGTCGAAAAGAGAAAACTTGGACAGGGACGAGATTAGGGAATGGCAGGTTTCACCTGTCACAAAGGAGTTGATGGGTCTGATTCAGCAAAGGAAGAATCGGATTCTGGAAAAATTTGTCAGTGTTGACAATATGGTTGATCACGGAAAACTCGTAGGCGAATTCCGAGGTCTTGAAGAGGTTGAACACATCATAGAGGAAATTAATGAGGATCAATCCAGTAGGCGAGAAAGTAGTAGTAATCCCAGTCAAAACGGAACGAGTTACTGAAGGCGGTATTCTAATTCCGGAAAGTGAAGCAGAGCGATATGACTTAGCTTCAATCAAGGCGAAGATCGTTGCAATAGGTGCGTTGGCATTTCAGGCCGAAAAACAGCATGAGAAAGAATTCGGTGTTGATGTTTCTCATGGTATTCCAAGGCCGGGTCAAACCGTAGCAATTGCAAAATACGCCGGTTATGAGATTGAAGTCGATGGAGAAAAGATGAGAGTCATCACCGACAGTGACATCACCGCAATTCTTGAGGAAAAAGAAGATGGCAGATGAGTTAACGGTTGAGGGTTTAGCAAAAGAGATGGGTTGGGCTGATCAGGATGCGTGGAAGGGTGACCCTGATCAATGGAAACCGGCGCAAGAATTTATTCGTGATGCACAAGCAATTTCTGTTGATAAAGGAAGCGAAATCGTTGATCTGAAACAAAAGATCGATGGTCTTAGCAGTGAACTGCGCGAAATGGGAATCAACCAAGCGCGACAGATAAAAGTTGCGACTGACCACGCTCGTGAACGTCTTGAGAAAGAACGATCACAGGCGGTGGAGGATGGAGACACTGCTAGGTTCACCGCTATCGATGAACAGATTAGAAAGATACCCGACACTCCAGAGCCTGATGTACAACGGCGTCAAGTAGAGTTTCAAAAAGGACTGCAAACCTTTATCCAGAAGAATCCGTGGTACAACGAAGATTTGGCGATGCAGACCTATGCCAACACCGTAGGTCAGAATTTAGGCAACGCAAATCCAAACATTGAGTCCGACCAGTATTACCAGACAGTTGAAGAACTGGTTCGAGCGCAATTTCCTGGCAAGTTTGCCAACGACAAACCGTCATCTATGCCAGCGGTGTCGCCTGACAAACCTGCCCCGAAAGGCTCTAGCTTGTGGTCACAGCTCAAGAGTCAATATCCAGAAGCTGAAGCAACTTTTAACGATTTGGTGAAACGAGAAATATTTACCGCGAAAGATCGTGAAAAGTACGCTAAAGAAGTTTTAGAAATTTAATTGGGAGCATAAGGAAATGCAAAGAGGAAGAACCCAAAAAGCCCCTGTCCGTCGAAGGGATAAGGCAAAAATCGACGGAACTCGTTTCAAGTTGTATGCCCCTGAAATTAAGGGTCATGTCACCCGTTGGGTAAACGACTTGAACAATCGTGTTCATATGCTGACAAATTTCGATGATTGGGATTTTGTCGGTAAAGATGAAATTTCCGACCATGATGGTCGCGTAATAGTGGGAGACCCCAGCGTTACCCCGGAACTGGCCGTAGGAGATCGGGTCGGTCGAATTGTTGGGCAGGTGGAAGGAAAACCACTTTATGCTTATCTGCTTAAAAAGAGAAAAGAGTTTTATGAAGCAGACCAAGCAGAAAAAGAAAAAGACCTCGTTGAGGTCGAAAGTCAACTTAAACGTAGCAAGGAAGCTGAAGACTTTTCACACGGCAACGTGGAGATTGGAAGACGCTGAATTGCTTAACCACAGGAGAAATGTCTAATGGCAAACATTGACAATCCTCGCGGAGCACGTCCAGTCAAACGAATGGATGGCGGCTCTGTAAATGTGGCGAACAAATGGTCTGTTGACGCTTCTAATGGAACCGCCATCTTTATCGGAGATTTTGTTAAGCTTGAAAACGATGGTTACGTTGCACCAGCCGGTGCAGGGGATCGCATACTTGGAGTATGCGTAGGGGTTCTTGGCGACTACGGCGATTTGACACGACGATACTTACCAGCTTCGACAGCCGGTGACATCATGGTGTGCGATGATCCTTGGACAATTTTTGAAGTCCAGGAAGATTCGGATTCGTCCGCATTGGCAGTTACGAACATAGGCAACAATTGCGACATCATTGCCGGTTCAGGCTCCACAACTACAGGTATCTCAGCACATGAGATCGATTCATCCGACGCAAAAACCGCAATAGCTCAACTTCGAATAGTAGCTCTTGTTCCGCGAGACGACAACGCAATCGGTGATCAAGCCGATTGGTGGGTCACAATCAACGAGCATGAATTCAATTCAGTTGATTCTACCGGCGTCTAACATCTAGGGAGAGTCATTATGGCAGTTACAACCACACAGACGCACCCTAAGCTGTTATGGCCTGGGTTGCTCAAAGTATGGTCGGAATCAATGCACGGAGATTGGGATGAAGAATATTCCAAAATCTTCGACAGCATGAACTCCGAGAAGGCATTCGAGGAGATGCAACAAGTGACTTACTACGGTTTAGCACCGGAGAAAAGTCAGGGCAGTGCATTAACTTATGATGCCGAACAGCAGGGATACAACAAGCGGTTTACGCACGTTGCGTATGCCCTTGGTTTTCAGATCACGCGAGAAGCAAAAGACGACTTGCAGTACGTCGAAGTTGCCTCACAGCGTATCAAAGCCGTATCTCGTTCAATGCAACAGACAGTTGAGACAGTTGATGCTAACCATCTCAACCGCGCCACCAATGCTAGTTATACCGGAGCTGATGGCGTTGTTCTACTGAGTACCGCGCATCCGCGCATCAACGGTGGTACGGACAGCAACAAACTGTCTACAGCCGCCGACTTGTCAGAAACTGCAATCGAAGATCTGGTTGTTCAGATGATGAAAGCAGTGGATGACAGAGGCTTGAAGATTCAAATCAAGCCACAGTCGCTGATCATTCACCCCAACGATTATTTCAATGCGAACCGAATCGTGGGATCAAGCTTGCAGAATGACACGGCGAACAACGCGATCAATGTGATACGAGGACAAGGGGTATTTCCCGGTGGAATCATCGTGAACCACTATTTGTCTGACACCGACCAATGGTTCATTCGTTCGAATGTTCCTGGTCTTTATCACATCTGGCGCACTCGACCTGAATTTGCGAACGATGACGACTTCGCCACTAAAAACGACTTGTACTCCGGGTACATGCGTTTTAGCTCTGGCTGGTCTGATTGGAGAGCAATTTGGGGATCTGAGGGCGCATAGTAGCCCACTTGAGAACGTGACCTCAGCGATGGGGTCACGTCCTTCTTAGGACGTTCTTGGGAGAACAAACATGGCAACACCTACACGATTTACAGGTGGCGTTGGAACTGCAACCAAAAGCTCAAACACCGGCTTTTATGGAATGCCCGACCCCACAAAATGGATTACCTATTTTAACGATTTTCATACCTATGTCGCCGGTGACTGGACGATCACAACGACGGAAGCTGGCTCAGGCAACGCATCAGAAGCACTGACAAATGTTCAGGGCGGATGCTTGCTGGTTACAAATGATGATGCCGACAATGACGCTGATTTTTTCAACTCAGCAGTTGAATCTTTTAAATTCGCTTCTGGCAAAAAAACCTTTTTCAAATCACGCCTTAAAGTGAGCGATGCCACTCAAAGCGATTTTGTCATGGGTTTGCAAATCACAGACACCACACCATTGGCGGTTTCAGATGGCGTGTATTTTATGAAAGATGATGGCGATGCGTCGCTCGATTTTCATGTCGAAAAAAATGGAAGCGATACCACGGCATCTGCGATAGCAACCGTTGCAGACGACACTTTCTTGATCGTCGGATTTTATTACGACGGTAAAAGTGCTATCGAATACTATGTTGATGACGTCAAGCTTGGTACATCAGTGACAACCAATCTTCCGGACGATGAAGAACTGGCTATTTCTTTTGGCATCCAGAACGGAGCCGCCGCCGCTAAAACGATGACGGTTGACTACATCTTCGCTTCGCAAGAAAGATAAAAACTAGGGGTGGCCTTCGGGTCACCCTCTTTTTTGGAAAGACACTATGGCAAATACGATTACCAAGACGACTTTGCACGATGGGCAGAAGAACGCAGTCACGCATACTTACTTGTTGAGCGATGGATCGGCTGGGGACATTACCGACAATGTTGTGGTTGATGCATCGGCGTTAAGCCCAGCACCTTCAACTGTTCGAATTATGAAGATTTGGTGGAGCTTCAGTGGATTCACCGGTCGGCTAGAATTTGACGCCTCAGCAGACACTGGCGGTTGGGTTCTGGGTGACACTGATGGATTCATGGATTTCACGTCAATCGGCGGTATCCAATCGAATGCCGGAGGCGGTGAAACCGGCGATATTCTTTTGACAACACTGGGATTTAGTGCGTCAGCAGATATGGGTACGTTGATCGTGCAAATTCAGAAAGACTAATGTCTAAATTTCAATGTGATCGATGTGGTGGCACATTTTTAGATCAATACAAAGCAGTTGAATGGACGGGTGCTGTGGTGTGTCGTGGCGCTGGTACACGCGATTGCTGGGAACCTCGTCATCCCCAGGATTTTGTGCGTACCTTGTTAGAAGATCAAAGCGTCGAACATGCGCGAACACGAAACACAATTGCGATCTACGACAAAACACCAAGTGATTACCCCGGCTACCTTTCAAGCCACGCCGACTATATTGACGAAAGTGACTTCACCCTTGACCGATATGTGACACCTTAATTATGGCAACAATTACTACAAGAAGTGGCAAAGGTTCTGCTCTAACTCACACGGAGTTGGATGCTAATTTCACCAATCTCAATTCCGACAAAATGGAGGGCATATCATCGTCTACTGATAATGCCATCGTGCGTTGGTCGGGAACCGGCGGTAGTACCTTACAGAACACATCGACCACGACCATCGATGACAATGGTGATATGACCGTTGGTGGAACAACACCAAAAATCACAATCGGTGACGGAGGAGAAGAGGATTCTATGCTCGTATTCGACGGCGCGAGTGTGGACTATAGGGTTGGCCTCGATGACGGAACTGATAAATTGGAAATTGGCGTTGGATCAGCGCATGGTACGACGACCGCACTCACTGTAGATAGCTCTCAGAATGTTACCTTCGGGTCTAAACTCATCATGCCCGATGTCACGTCCGGTAAGGTCTTAGTTGGTGACGGAACATCGTATGAGGAAGTGGCTGTATCCGGAGACATTGGCTTAGCATCCAACGGAGCGACGACAATTCAAAGCAGTGCTGTAGAAACGGCAATGGTGAACGCCAATGTGATCACAGGCCAGACGGAAGAAACGTCCGTTGCTGATAATGATTTAGTTCTAATTTACGATACCAGCGCAACAGCATTTCGAAAGATGCAAAAAAGTAATTTTGTTTCGGTCACCGCTGACGTTAATTTAACGACTATAGGTGCAGAGTTTTCAAATTACGACACCATTAACAGTAACGTGACTACCACCGTTGCGTCGGGTCAAAATGGATTTTTATGTGGCGATATCACAGTAGCGTCTGGCAATACGTGGACTATTGCCAGTGGATCATCAATCAAAATTATCTGACTAGGAATATTTTATGAGTACAATCAAAGTAAACAACATAGACACCCAGTCGGGTAGCACCATTACGATACCGACCGGGAAGGTCTTAACCATAACTGATAATGGCGGTATTACTATTGCTGGAACCGCAGTGGCATCGACAGCCGCCGAACTAAATATTTTGGACGGAAAATCGTTTGTCGATGAAGATACCATGTCGTCAAACAGTGCAACAGCTATTGCGTCGCAACAATCCATTAAAGCGTACATTGATAACTTATATCAATATGGAACGATGTATGTGGACGCTGGAGCGATGGCGACAACCAGTACCGCTGGAGCAGAAAGTGGAAGCAACGAATACGCTACTAACGACGTCAACTGGGATTATTTCGCCTTTGATACAGGCGGAACAGAGGAGCAAGTTCAATTCAAAGTTGTGATGCCAGAAAATTGGGATCGAAGCACTGTGAAAGCAAAATTTTATTGGTCGTCTGCAAGCGGTTCATCCGCCGGAGATACGGTTGAATGGGCGATTAAAGGAACAGCTCTTGCTAATGATGATGCTATTGATGCGAGTTGGGGAACCGAGCAAGTTATCTCCGACACTGTTCTTGCTGGAACGAATGGAGATCTGCATATCACTTCAGCAACACCGGCAATTACCATTGCTGGATCACCGACGTTGCACGATCTTGTGACATTTGAAGTGAACCGCAATACTGCCGGTACGGATAATATGGCAGAGGATGCTTGGTTATTCGGAGTTTTAATTCAAATCAAAATGACTAACACTGTATCGGCTTGGTAGGAGTGATTATGAGTTTATTGTATTCAACTCTGGCGCATCGACGAAAGGCATACCGCAGTAGCAATAGTATAATTTTATTGGCGACACAGACAGCGTCTAGCGATGCGAGTCTGGCATTCACTTCTTATATTGACTCAACCTACAATGAATATATTTTTGAATTTGAGAATCTTCACTCTACTAATGATGGCGCAAACTTAACTTTTCAGGCAGGTGGTTCCTATAACACCACCATAACAAGCGGTGCTTTCAGATCTGAAAACTCAGAAAGCGGATCAAATAATTTTGGGTATGCCGCCGCAAATGCTCAAGCGCAAGGAACTGGCGAACAAATATTGTTCCATGAACTTGACAATGACAATGACAGCAGTGTTTGTGGTGAGCTACATTTGTTCAATCCATCTAGCACTACTTTTGTAAAAAATTGGTACTCCAGAGTGACTGGAAATAAGAACAGCACGACCAGCATGTCAGTATTTACCGGCGGTAATTTTAATACCACATCGGCTTTTACCCAAGTGCGTTTTACGATTGCGTCCGGCAGTATTCAGTCGGGAACAATCAGAATGTATGGAGTAACACAATAATGTCACTGACCTTAATTCAATCTCAAACCGCTTCTACAGATACAACTGTATCTTTTACAACTAAAATTGACAGCACGTATAAAACCTATTTATTCAAATGCGTCAAGATACATCCCAGTGCGGATGGGGAATCGTTTTCTTTTCAAGCGAATGTCAGCGGTGCGTCCGGGTACAATGAAACAATCACTTCATCGTATTTTCGAACCTACCATACAGAAGACGATAGTTCAGCCACCACTGAAGATCAGGGGGCATTTGACCAAGCACAGGGAACAGCATTTCAACCAATATCACCTGGTATTTCTAATGATAATGATGCTTGCGGCGACGGAGAACTTTGGCTTTTTAATCCCAGTGGAACCACATTTATTAAGCACTTTTACGCCACCTTTGAACATCTTGGTAATGTCGCAATGAGAAATAGCTTTACCGAAGGGTATTTTAATGTCACGGGAGCGATAACAGAGATTCAATTCAAAATGTCATCAGGAACTTTTGACGGAGTGATAAGTTTATATGGGATGGGCGAATAATGGGAATACCAACTTTTATAAATTCCGCAACAGCTAGTAACTCAGCTACGCTATCGTTTACCTCTGGATTGGACTCCACCTATTCTCAGTACATGTTTATATTTAATGATATTCACCCCGAAACAGATAGTGCTAATTTCAGTTTCCAATGCAGTACAGATGGTGGCTCGAACTATAACGTTACAACCACAAGCGACACTTTCAGAAATTATCATTTTGAAAGCGATTCTGCTTTGGATTTAGCGTATGACAGCTCAACAGATCAGGAACAAGGAACTGGATTTCAATTATTAGCAGAGAACTTTGGATCGGATAATGATCAAAGTGGCGCAGGTGTTTTAAAACTTTACACACCATCCAACACAACTTTTGTTAAGAAATATATGGCGAGATGCTCTAGGGTGTCCAGCAATGACAATGCTTATGATTTTTATGTTGGGGGATATTTCAATACGACATCTGCAATTGACGCCATTCAATTCAAGATGTCATCCGGGAATTTTAATGGTTACATTCAATTTTACGGAATTTCATAGGAGCAAAAGATGGCAAGAACTAAAATGGTCGATGGCGTTCGGATACCTTTCACCGCTGAAGAAGAAGCCGCCAGAGATGCAGAAGAGGCTCAATGGGAAGCAGGAAAGTTTGACCGAGCAATGGCGAATTTAAGAGCTGACCGTAATAGCAGACTAGCAATTACAGACTTTTATGGTCTTTCTGACGTACCCCCAATGTCAGCCGCCATGACGCAATACCGTCAGGATCTTCGAGACATCACGGCTAACTTAACCACTGTTGAGGATGTTAACAATGTGGTGTGGCCGACAGAACCCTTGAGTTAGATGGTTATGCATTAGATAAGATTCCATGAAGTTAAACATTTTCATAACCGCGCTAGTCGCGGTTATTTTTATTGGTGGGCTTGCACATGCGTTTATGTTTCCAACCACTCTGACTTTGCCAACTATTTGCTTTTCCACTGTGGCTGAAAGCATTCAGCATCACAGGGATCGTGGGGAGTATCCACTAATGAAAGCGTTATCGAACCCAACAGACATTCCTCGTGGCGGTGCAATTTTGTTCGTCAACCCCGATCCGGACAAACCGTCGTGGAGTTTCGTAAGTTACAAGATTCGAGAGTCGCAAGAAATGGCGTGTGTCTTAGCACATGGTTCGGAAATTGAAATTCAAGATTATTCAGGTAAGGACAAACTTGAGTTATGACAACACCAGCGATGAGCGAACTCGATTTAGGACGTCTATGTGAAAAGGTGGAGCAACTATCACGAGAAGTTCGCGAGAACAATAACCGCATTGATTGCCTGGAACGGCAATTAGTGAAAACCAAAGGATTTGGCCTGGGACTTGGGATTGGGCTAATAGGCGTCTCGTCTGGTATCGCAAGCGCTATCACCAAGCTGATGAATTAATGCAAATTGATGGCAAGTTTATTGGTCTATTGATATTTCTTTTAACCCAAAGTGCTAGTGCTGTCTGGTTCATATCGAACTTATCGGCAACTGTCGAACATCAAGGCCAAGTAATTGCTGAGTTGCAAGACAACGACGAGCTTGATGGGATCGATCTGTTAACTTTCAAATTAGATGATATACGTGAGCGTTTTGATTCAGAAATTTCGTTACTTAGAGAAACTGATCAAGAAATCATGGGACAGCACGAGTCGATCTTTGCCTGGATGGCAACCAACGACGATTCCTCAAGCGGTAACCCTTACAGTAACTAGGAGAAAATATGGACGGACTTAAAAAGTTGTGGGAAGAGGTGAGGAGTAAGCCTTGGATATGGGGAGCTTTAATTGTCATTCTTTTCATCGCTCTCTAAATTGAAACAGATATGTTTTTGCCTCATTCTGATTCTGACTCTGACAGGATGCTCGATGAGCAAACTGAAGGGGACTCTGACATCAGCCGGTCTCAGCTCCGGGGCTGTTCTTGCCAGCTCTGTGTTGACCAACTCTGCGATTGCCCCGGCGATTGTGGGGGGAGTGGTGGCAGGGGGTGCGACTGCTTATGCGCTGAATGCGGAGCCAAGCGCTAAAGGCAAACCCATCGCTGTAACCGCTGATACGGTAGTTAATAAAGCGCCCGATAATTTTTGGACACTGTTGGGTAAATTAACGAAAGTCGGAGGTTGGGCTTTAATTTTGATAGTCCTCGTACCCATGATTTTCTCATGGCTTCTGCCTGGGCCTATTCAATTCAAAGGTAAAAAGAAGTAGGTGGACAAGCCTATTGAGGTGAGCGACAACTCTCGCTTCGCTATGCCAGTGAGAAATTTAATCTCACTGGTCGTTGCAGTCGCGTTGGGTGTGTGGGGGTACTTTGGCATCGTTGAGAGGTTAAACAAAATTGAAACTCAAATGGTTTTGTTTGAGTCTGATCTGATCCAGAACACGGAGTTCCGCGTAAAATGGCCTCGCGGCGAGCTAGGGGCATTGCCCGACGATGCTGAACAGTACATGTTGATTGAACATTTGTCGGGTGAGTTCGACAAGCTTCTGAATAACATTGAAACGGGCAAAGCACCCTTCGATCAACAGCAAGCACTCACCTTAGATTTTTATAAACAACGAATAGAAAGTCTTGAAAATCATGTTGAGAAATTGAAGGACGATCTCGCGGAGTTAAAAGCAAGTAATGGTCATTAAAACTATGTTTATCCTGATGCTCTATCTGAACGGTAACGTCATTGAATTTATGGGGCATCACGAAGTGAATGGTGAGTGGGTGGAAATGGGTGTGCCAGGTTGTCTTGCAATGAAAAGAACACTGTCCCGTAACGGATGGAAAGACAGTAGTTCGGGCGATACCAGATATGCGTGTGAGAAGCACGATGTGATGGTCGAAGACAATTGGGAAGGCAGAGAAGTCGTCAGAAAGATTTTAAACTGATATGGATTTAACGTCACTTTCAATGGACACCAGTGATCAAATCACTTCCTATCTTATGCCTTGGCTTACAATTTTGCTTGGCCTGATCATTGCGTTAATGCTGAAAGAGGTTGCAACTTCCATATCGAAAGGCTTGAAGTTCAAAATGTCAAAAGTCTTCGTGGCCGGAGATGTCGTTCTTCTTGAGGGCGATGAGGCCATCATTATCAAAGTCGGTTTGACGACGACCGTTTTTGAAAGCGTTCGTGACGAAGGCTTGATTTGGCGATATGTTCCCAATGAAAAAGTTCAATCCCTAAAATTAGAAAAGGTAATCAGGACAGATGTCCGAGAAATCAACGGTGAAATTGGAGTATAAAAATTAATAATGGCGACTTCAAATAGTTACAATTTTTCACGAAATCGTGATGAGCTGATTAAAGACGCTTTCATCGAGGCAGGGATCCTCGATCCAAACGATTCTATGCCCAGCGCAGAAGGCCAGTTTGGCGCGGTTCAGCTCAACCGCATGATCAAGTGGTGGCAAGCCGATGGCAAACGATTATGGGCGGTACGCAAAGCATACCTCTTCCTGGAAAAAGACAAAAACACATATTCACTGGGTGCGACGGGTGATCATTGGACAGAATCATTCGTATCGACACAAATTAAAACGGAAGCCAGTGCCAGTGCGACATCGATTGATGTTGATTCCAGCGCTGGCATGACTGCAAGTGATAATGTCTTAATCGAACTTGACGACGGGACACTTCACACCACCACGATTTCATCAGTCACTGACTCAGATACCATTGCAATCGCCTCTGGTGTGGCCTCTGTTGCCGCTGTTGATAATTACGTCTACACCTACACCACAAAAGCACAGCGCCCCTTACAAATCAATTCGGCAGTGTTGCACGACAAAAGCGCCGACATTGATACCAGAATGTTCAAGATTTCACGCGAACAATATTGGAATCTGGCGAACAAAACTACGGATTCCAAACCGACAGAATATTATTTCGATCCACAACTAACGAACGCCAACATCTCGATCTTTGGTGAACCCGACAATGTCGAGGACTACATCATTGCTCTTTGTGATTTTCCCATTGATGACATGGATTCGGCGTCCAATGACTTTTCGTTTCCACAGGAGTGGATTGAACCGTTGACGTACAACTTAGCCTATCGATTGGCGGTCGCCTATCGCGCACCGCAAGAGAAGATTGCTTTTTTGCGATCTTTGGCAAACGAAACCAAATTTGTTGCGGATTCTTGGGATGTTGAAAAGGCTCCAATTCAAATGAGACCAGACACAGGATGGATCCATGCCAGCTAGAAAAATCGGCAACCCATTATGGCAGTTCTTCGATAACAGCGGCGCTGTTTTAGCCAGTGGCACGATAAACTTTTACTCGCCAGGAACAACGACTGCCAAAGCGATTTACCGGAATGCGGCAAAAAGTTCGTCGCATTCCAACCCAGTTACGCTCGACTCCGCCGGGAGACCGCCGACAAACGAGATTTATACGGAAGGCTTTTACGACGTCGTCGTGAAAGACAGCTCTGGATCAACAATACGCACCATTTCCGATTTCGGCGATTCTTGGAGTTCTGTTGCGACCGATCTGAATCAGAACTTGATTTCAAATCATTCGTTTGAAACCGCCGGATCAGGTACAGAGCCTTGCGCCAATTGGACTGAAACCGATTCCGGAACGAAAATTACACGAGACACTTCGGATCACCAACATGGGGCGGCGTCTTTAAAATTTACGTCTTCTTCGAGTAGCGGTGACACAATCCTTTCGGATGCCTTTGCGCTGGACCCCAATAAAGAAGTTGTGCTTCATTTTGACATAAAGGCAAACAACGCTTCCGCGCAACCAAAGATTGAAATTAATTGGCTTAACAATTCGCAAGGATCAATATCACTAACCACACTTTATGCCTCGACGGAAGGAATTACGCCGACATCTTGGACACGTTTAACTGGTTTTAATTCAACTCCACCGTCCACGACACGTTACGGCAAGATAAAAATAACCGGCAACACTTCGGGTTCGGCCTATACCGTTAACTTGGATAACATCGAAGTGTTTCAAAGAGATGCCTATCCGATTGATGCGCCTCATGTTCCCGTCGGCCTCGTTTTAAGTCGAGACAGTGGTGACACCAGCCACGACATCAACATTACGGCTGGCTCCTGCAAAGATGCAACCGGTGTTGAAAACATTGTTCTTAGATCAGAAATCACAAAACGGATCGATGCCACATGGGCGATAGGCAATGACGCTGGCGGTATGGCGTCGGGTGAAAGCTTGGCCGCCAACATTGTGCTTTACGTTTGGCTGATTAAAAACACCGGCACAGGCAACGTTGATGCGCTTATTTCGACCAGTGATTCAAGCCCGACCATGCCGAGTGGTTATGATGTAAAACGTTACATTGGTAATTGGAAGCTCGATGCGAGTAACAATCTCGTTAACGGGCGCTGGAACGGTTCGCAATATACGATTCTCGCAGATCCTGTACAGGATTTTACGGACACCTCCATCAGTTCAGGATCAGGAAATGCCGAGACGAAAGCGATCAAAGCTCCACCATTGGCATTGGTCAATTACGCCGTCAAATTTACAGATGCTGGAGGCACGAATTTCACAAATGTGGAATGGTCTGTCATGCCAGGGGATGCGAGCTGGACGGAACACACAGGCGGAGCGCAGTTTGACGGAGGTGATGTGGTTCAAATCAATGACTCTGGCTGGGTGTCAACCGACTCTTCAAAACAGATCAAATTTTTCCTAACTTAT